ATTTTATATGTGTATTAGCGTGTAAAATATATTTTATTTACTCATACATGAAATATCTCATATTTTTAACATTGCGCCCTTTTTAGAGAGAGAACCTAGTAATACCAATGGTTTGGAGCATGGGGCGCAATGTTTTTATTGCGCCCTTTATTGCGCCCTTTTTTGAATTATTGCGCCCTTTTTGAATTATTGCGCCCTTTTTTAAGTTTTACGATAAAAGTGATAAAATCTCGCACCGACCAACTGGAAATTAAAAATGGTCATCATGTGCGGTAGTGCTATTTTTGCGTTGTTTGTGGTCGGCATTGCGCTTGCTGTTGATATGTTGGATTCGATAAAGCCGTAAACAAACGAGAACGCGCATTAGAGCGCGTTTTTTGTTTGCTGAGTACGTTTGTATAGATTGAGAAAAGACGCGCTTAAAACGCTTAGAATTTAGCTTGGCGTTGATGTGTAAAAAAGTATGCTTTAAAAATGACAAAACCGCCATAAGGCGGTCTGTCGCCCATAGAGCATATACGCTAAACGCAACGGTCAATGGGGGAGTCGTTGTTGAATTATATACTATATGCTATATTTTACGCAACATATCAACCATGCCTCTTAACAATGCACACTTTGGTGGGTTTTTTTGAGACTCAATTGATTGAGCCGCGTTAGCGAATTGTAAGCACGGATTCATACTAAGCAAGCCAAGCCTAAAACTTGGCTTTTTTATTGTCTAAAATGTATTAAAAATGTGATGATTGTTTTTTGAGCAAATAAAAAATTATTTTAAATTGGCCTAAATTGACACTTTACAATAACGTAGTAACGATATATAATGAACACATCAAGACAAGCAAGGTGCTTAGTCTAAAATTAAAAACAGGTGATTATTATGTACGCTCAAGCATTTCAAGAAAACTTTGAAGCAAATTACGAAGGCAGCGAAATGGCAGAATTGACAGTTACTCAAATGTGGTATGAGTATTCAATTCCAAATGATTCGGTAAATATGCTTTACATCCTGATAGACGCAAAAGGCAATGAATTAAAACGCGAGGTACGACCACGCAAAGTTTATGCGTGGCAAGTTAAATGACTACACGCACCCAAGCCCACCGCTCAGCTGATGAGCGGTACTCACAAAAGCGAGACGTTAAGCGCGTCTCATTTAACAAAGAAAAAGCGGAGGATATTGAAAGACTCCGTAAAATTGAACAAATACCCGATTTTAGTAATTGGGTTAAATCTAAAATTGATGAATTACCCGCCTAGTTCGTTAAAATAACGCGCGATTGTCCCAAAAAGACAAGCGAGTTGTTTTATAATCAATTTGTGGCTAGGGATTGCAACCTGAACAGCAGCTTGTCACTGCCGCCACAACCCTATCTGACTAACCTTGACAGAGGTGCAAAATGATCTCAAAAGAAACAATCAAAAATCGCATTGCAAGAGGAATGACACCTGAGCAAGCAGAAAAATTGCCATTGCAGTGGAAGCGCAAGCTAACAAAAGAAAAAGTGCTTGAGATGGAAGCAAACGGATTAAGCATTACGTCAAGCGCGTTTTTGCTTAATGTTACAGCGCAAACATTACACAGATTTATCAAGCGTAATAAAATCGAGTGGCGCGGCAAAGGATTTAACTACAAAAAAGGCGAAGTAAATCCTAATTCTAATTTTCAGAAAGCAAAAGCACTTGGCGTTTGCAACATGACAATACAAAAACGGATGGAACGCAATTGGATTAGTTTTGAAGAAGCGGCTGCAATGAAAAAACGCAGTTACAAGCGCATGACAAACGAAGTTGTTTTGCAAGCTGTTGAACTCAGGGCGACGGGCAAAACAATAAAAGACGCGGCCAAGATACTTGGTGTTGATTATGGCTATTTGCTGAAAAGAGTGAAGCAACATGGCTAGACGCATTAACCCTAAATCTTTGCGACAACTAGCGATTAAAAACGGAATAAGTCCGTCAACAGTTGAATACAGATTGAAAAATGGCGTTGATAAAATAGACGCTTTTATTTTGAGTAATCAACGTGTAAAAGTAACACTAAAACAAGTTTTAGAAGTAGAAAAATTAGGGCTTACAATCACAAGAAGCGCGATATTACTAAACATCACACAAGCGAGATTGTCGCAGATTATTAAAAAATACAAAATAAACTGGAGAGGAAAACGTGAGTACATCACAAGATGCGGTTAATCCGCATCATCAAAACCATGACCATTATTTCAAAGACGTTTCAAACTTAAAACACATTGACGTTTATCGCGTGTTGATTCTTTTTGGTGTAACAGACCCTTGCCTACAGCATGCGATAAAAAAATTACTATGCGCTGGCAATCGCGGCGCAAAAGACAAAATTCAAGACGTGCAAGAAGCAATTAGCAGCTTGTTGCGCTATTTAGAAATGCAAACAGAGAACGAAAATGACAAATAGTTTTTACATGCACCCAAAATACCAAGAATTTTTGGGCAGTATAAAGAATTTAGAATCAGATGCGCGAGTTAATCCGAACTCGCTTAATTTAGCTTTTGATGTTTGGCTATTAGGTGGCAACATGGGCGAATCTAAAGAAGCATGGCTTATTGCTGAAAATGAGCGATTGACTAAACAAGTCGAGCAGCTTATCAAAGATATGCACAGGATTGACAGTGCGAGGCAGTCGGCAATAACTCAATGCGCGGCATTGGCTGCACAGGTAGAAGTTTTAACAATGGCAATCAATGAGGTGCGGCCATGAAAAAAGAGGATTATGAAAAAGCGAAATCACTCGAGTCATTTATTGCTGAAATAGATAGCATACTAACTGACATAAAAAAACAACCAGCATCTTATAATGTTTACACACTGACAGGACTAGATACAAAGGTAAAAATAAACATGATTCTAGGCGAGCAATTTACAGCAGAATTAAGACAGAAAGTGATTGACGCCTTTATGTTAAAAAAATTGTTGCTAGAAAAAGAGTTTGCACAACTGATTAAGACATAAGTGAGGCCATAACATGAACCAACAATTTATTGACCGCATTAACGAATTGCCCGATGTTTTTATGCTTGCTAGTCTTGTGCAATTTAAGTATGTGCAGACAATCAGCGAACCTAATGACCATAATTTTGTTGTTGGCTTGGCAGGTGGCTATGAAGTATTTGGCAAGCCAGAGCAATATGAACCGTTTGTCGATAAATACTTAACGTGGTTAGAGAATCGCTGATATGAAAAATACAAAAACTATCGACTTAAAACAGAATTTTGACTCATATCTAGTTAAGTTTTGGGTTAAGAAAAATAATGGATTTTGGATGAAAGATTCAAAAGTAGAATATTTGCAAGGAAAAGACAAACACAACGAAGCCGCTAATCTTTTAAAATCTCGTTATTTAGTGCCAATTGAAATTATTAGCGTTACTTATCAGTAGATGCTACTCTTTAAAAAAGAGGGTAGCAGGCATGGTTACAGTCGATATAATTCACGGTGTAGCAGTTTTTGAAGATACAATCAAAAACAAAGCAATTCTTACACTAAATCTAAAAGTCATAAAAACTCACTCCGAACTTGGATCATTGTTGTCTGACTTGATGAGGCATGAGTGGTTTACTCACGATATACAACAAACGATTGAGCGTTATGTGATGTGTCATGTCAACAATTTTTAAATTGCCTCTTTTTGTTGTATGCTATAGTCTAACAATCACTAACATTTAAACGTGAGGCAGTTATGAAAGACCGTTTAAAAGAGCCTTCAACGTGGGCAGGTATTGGCCTTATCTTAACAGCTATTACGCCAGTATTGCCGCTTGCTTATGCAACGCCTGTCGGTGCGTTAATTGGTGTATGTGGTGGCATTGCGTATATCTTGCGCGAGGGCAAGACAGATGCAAAATAATTTAGCCGATTCACAACAACATTTTGAGGGAGTGAGTGTGGCAGTTGCTAAAGTCTTTCCACCAATAGCGGTAAGTGGATTAACACTTGCTGGTGTGCAGTTGCAAGATTGGCTAATCATGGCAACAATACTTTATACGGTTATTCAGATAATTATTGCATTGCCGAAATTGAAACAGTCTTTTAAAGAGTGGCGCGATAAATGAAATATTTGCCAGCTTATACTATTATCGCTTTTGTTTTGTTTCCTTTTTTGCTTTTATATTTTTTTGTTAATACTTTGGGGTAATTATGGCAGCACCACTGGGAAATAAGTTTTGGCTTGCTCGGTCATCACATGGCCGAAATCCAATATTTAAAAATCCTGATGAATTATGGATTGCTGCTTGTGAATATTTTGAGTGGGTGCAAGCCAATCCACTTTATGAGGACAAAGTTAATTTTCATCAAGGCCAAGCTGTGCATGAAGCGGTGCCAAAAATGCGAGCAATGACCATTCAGGCATTAACATTTTTTCTTGATATATCCGATGATACATGGGCTAATTATTGTGCCAATAAAGATTTTATCGGAATCACGACACAAATTAGGAAAGTTATCTATTCTCAGAAGTTTGAGGGCGCGGCTGCTGATATGCTCAATGCTAACATTATTGCAAGAGAGCTTGGGTTATCTGATAAGGTGCAAAACGAACACACAGGCGCGAATGGTACAGCATTACAAGCCCCCGTTTTTAACATCGTAGGGGTAGCCCCTAAAGATGAATCTTGATATACCGCACAAACTAATTCCATCTTTTGAGAATTTAAAAACTAACCGCTATGACACAATTGTGTGGCATGGTGGCCGTGGTAGCGCAAAAACAAACGCATTGATAAAAATAGCTATATTAGAATCATTCATTGATGATGGTGTAATTCTTTGTTGTCGTGAGATTCAAAAATCAATCGCTGATAGCCTTTACTCTGCAATAGTTAATTTTATATCTGATAACA